TTTTTTTTTTTTTTTTCGAAAAAAAGAATGAAAGTAATTAAATATTTCAGAAAAATCGGAACTGATTACACATCGTTAGTGAAGAAAAATCTTCCTTTCGGTGATGTCTCAGTAGGCCATTGTCTGCTGCGTTGTGATTCGGAGCGGGGTTGGTGAGTGTAAACCATTGATTGGATCTCGGTGATAGTCGGGAATGAGGTGGTCTTCAATTCGTCCAGTGAAGGAAAAATGTTTGATTTGATCATCCATTCGAGTGCGGTCCAGTTTGGTTCGATGCCTTTCTCGTGAACTAGTTTGTCAAAAACGTACTTGCATAAGTCATAGAAGCGGAGATTGCTTCCACAGCTAGCGTAAGCCATGCCTAAGCATGCGGCTGCGAGCCTTGGGAAATCCTGATACCTTTCGGGGAAGAATAGGTGTCGTAGTAGATCTTCATCTGTGCGATAGGGAATTCCGCATCGGTTGAAGTAACTGAGGACTGAGACGTGAGTCATCTTGTTGCTGAAAGATGTCTTGTCTGGGCTGAGCTTTGCGTTGAAGTAGTATTTAGCTGCTTCTGACATTCTGGTAAGAAAGTCGGGTCCATAAAGTGTGAACATTTGTTCCATGAAAGCGGAGATTGAATCATCGCCTTGGAATCGTGCCCAAAAGTTAGGACTGTTGATATTAACACCAAGCGCTGTAAGACATGTGGTAAGCATGATCGCGTTGCAGAAGGAATCGAGGAGTTGGGTTTGCTGAAAGCCTGATCCAAATCCATTGTATAGCCATCTGAACAATTTTCCGTTTGGAAGGAGAATTGGTGTGTTAAGAATCGAGGTCGTCATCCAGGTCCATAGACGTTCCAGTTTGTTGGAGTTCTTGGGTGTTGAGTTGGGATAGAACGAGGTCGGTTCATATTGTGAGAAGTCGAAATAAGATCGCCAGATCTTGTGAACTATTCGAATCAGTTGGTGAAGAAGTCGGTTGTCGAACTCGCTCCAGTCTGCTGAAAGGAATGATTTTGGCGGTCCATTCGCATAAGCCTCGGAAAATAGCTTTCGCCATCCTCCACGGATTATTTCTCTGCCCCATAACATTCTGCCGGCGTCCGTATTCAGGTAAGTCGCTTGAAGCGGCCAAATGAACATAAGCTCTACTTGGAGCAGAAGCTTTGGACATCCGAAAACGGCTCTGACCTTGTCAAGGTCGAACATTCCTACGACGTGGGTTCTCATGTGAAGAACAAGCCAGTAGTAAGGGAGTGGTGTTAGTCCGTTCCAGAATTGTTTGGATCCAGTACCAATAAGGTGAACGAGATATCTGTTGAGAAAGAAAATCTGGTTGTAAAGGTTGTGGAATGAAAGTCGTGAATTGGCGGCGAATCCTTGTTGCTGTCGTTCGGTCA